GAGTAACCAACATGGAATTATCATTAATACGAAGTTTGATGGACAAGCCATTCTATGATGCACATAGAGGTGCAAAGTGTCCTGACAGATTGTTTAGTAAAGATGTGCGTAAGATTAAACAGGCACTAGACCAAGCAATCAATAGATATGAGAGAACAGTTACCCCTGATGAGATAGAGGCTTTGTTTCTAGCAAATAATGCATCTATGACTACTGCACAAAAGCAGGCTTACTCATCACTGTTCAACACAATAAAGAAGGAAGTACCACTTGGAGAAGATATTGCACAAGAAGTATTGTCTAAGTTGTTTCAGCAAGTTGTTGGCGAGGATATTGCCAATCTTGGTTTTGATTACGTTAATGGTGCTAAGTCCTCTCTTGAACCCCTTAGAAATATTCTTGAGTTATATGCTGATGACTTCACACCCAATCTTAATATTGAGTGGGATGACATTACTATTGATACTCTACTTGAGAAGAATGACCTAGAGGCTAGATGGTCATTTAATATACCAAGTCTCACACGTAAAGTTGATGGCATCAATGCAGGTCATCTTATTGAGATAGGTGCTAGACCTAATACAGGTAAGACATCTTTCCATGCAAGTTTGATTGCTAGTCCAAATGGATTTGCTCATCAAGGTGCAAAGTGTATTATACTCTGTAATGAAGAAAGCTATCACAGAGTTGGTGTACGTTATCTGACTGCATCTACAGGTATGAAGATTAGTGAGATTACAAAGAATAAAGAGACTGCATTGCAAAAGTACAAGCCTGTGTTTGAGAATATCAGGATTAGAGATGCATCAAACAGAGATATGGCTTGGGTTGAGAGTGTGTGTAAGGCAGAAAAGCCTGACATACTTGTACTTGACATGGGAGATAAGTTTGCTACCACTGCAGGATTTGCAAGGCATGATGAGGCATTGAAAGCTAATGCCATACACGCAAGGCAGATAGCCAAGACATACAACTGTGCTGTACTATACATGTCGCAGTTGTCAGCAGAGGCAGAGGGTAAAGTGATTCTTAACCAAGCTATGATGGAAGGTAGTCGTACAGGTAAGGCTGCCGAGGCTGACTTGATGATATTGATAGCCAAGAATCCACAAGTAGAAGGGCAAGACGAAGAAGATGCACAGAGACACTTAAACGTAGTCAAGAATAAGTTGACAGGTTGGCATGGCACAGTGCATTGCGAATTAGATTATATAACAGCGAGGTATGAGGCATGAAGTTAACTCTTGATGTAGAAAATACAGTTACACATAGAGATGGTAAGTTGCATCTTGACCCCTTTGAGTCTAGTAATAAGCTAGTGATGGTTGGATGTCTAACTGATAGAGGCGAGGAGTATTTGTTTAGGGATGACTTTGATGGAGTACAAAAGTTACTAGATGATGCTACCATCCTTATAGGACACAATATTGTACACGACCTACTGTGGTTGTGGGAGTGTGGCTTTACATACAATGGTTCTGTCTTTGATACAATGCTTGGCGAGTATGTATTGCAGAGAGGCAACAAACAACCTCTATCACTTGAGGCATGTGCTATTCGATATGACTTAGATACTAAAAAGCAAGATACAATGAAGGAATACTTTGCTAACAAAGTTCCTATTGATGAGATACCACCACAAGAGTTAGCAGAATATCTGTCTGCAGACTTACGTGCTACCCAAGAGTTATCTGATGTCATATATAGAAAGCTAAATACTATAGAGTATGCAAGTTTGATGGATACAGTTGTCCTTACAAATAAGGTTGCAATCACTCTAGCTAGAATATATCAGAATGGATTTCATGTAGATAAGGATAAGTTGGATGAAGTTCGTAGTGAGTTTGAGAAAGAGAAGTCAGACATAGAGATACGTTTAAATAAACAAGTAAAGCAGTTGATGGGAGATACACCTATCAATCTTAATAGTCCTGAGCAGATGTCTTGGGTTATATACAGTAGAAAGCCACACGACAAGACTATGTGGGCAAATAGCTTTACACCCTACATGGATAAGGTTGACTATAAGCACACAATACAGCAAAACTCTGATGTTGTATATAAGACAAGAGCACAGCAGTGTCAAAGTTGTCAGGGCACAGGATATTACAGAAAGACTAGGAAAGATGGTACACCATTTACTAAACCTACCAAGTGTAGTGACTGTGATGCTGTTGGTTATTTATTTGTACCTATGCAAACTATTGCAGGATTAAAGTTCAATGCTCCTACTGCTAAGTGGGTTAGTGCTAATGGATTTAGTGTAAACAAAACTAATTTAGCTTTGTTGCATGGTATAGCAAAACAAAAGAATATGACAGACGCAATGAACTTTCTCACAGACTTGCAGAGACTATCAGCACTTGATACATACCTTTCATCTTTTGTTGAAGGTATCAACACACACATCAAGCCTGATGGTAAGCTACATGTTAGGTTGTTACAGCACCGAACTGCTACAGGTAGATTTAGTGGTGCTGACCCTAACATGCAGAATATGCCTAGAGGTGGTACATTCCCTGTGAAAAGGGTGTTTGTATCACGTTGGAAGGGTGGTCAGATACTTGAGGCAGACTTTGCACAGTTAGAGTTTAGAGTATCGGCATACCTGTCACAAGATAAAACTGCCATGAAGGAGATAGAAGATGGATTTGATGTGCATAGTTATACTGCTCGTGTTATTAGTGATGCAGGTGAAAAAACATCTCGGCAAGAGGCGAAGGCACACACGTTTGCTCCCTTGTATGGAGCAACAGGATTTGGCAGGACACCTTCTCAGGCTACATATTACAAACACTTCACGCAAAAGTACAAAGGAATCGCACTATGGCACTCCAAATTGGCTAAAGAGGTTATGAATACAGGTAAAGTTAGAATACCATCAGGCAGAGAGTTTAGTTTTCCTGATGTAGTCAGACGCAGAGATGGTTCTGTCTCTCACTTCACGCAGATAAAGAACTATCCTGTACAATCATTTGCTACTGCTGATATTGTACCTCTCATACTTACACACATAGCTAAGGAGTTAGAAGTATTACAGTCTAAAGTTGTAAATAGTGTACACGATTCTATCGTAATTGATGTACACCCAAATGAGATAGATACTGTTATCTCTCTTATAAAAAATATAAATAATACCATGAAGGCTCTTATAGAGCAACAGTTTGCAATATCTTTGAATGTTCCATTATTACTAGAGGCAAAAATAGGTAATAATTGGCTTGACACCAAAGACGTTTTGTGATATAACAATAAAACTTTTAGAAAGGAGAATTACATATGAGTAATTTAGTTACAATAGATACTAACAATTATAATGCTATGGCTAAGGCAATGGGTATTGCTAATGAAGGCACTAGCAGTGATGGGAAGACAAACAATCTTCCTAGATTAAAGATTAATCATTCACCTATCATGGGCGAGGCAGAAGTCAATGGTAAGAATGTTAATGTGGAAGTAGTAGAAGGGGGAACATACAAGTTAGATGTTCCTGATGAGAATATATTCTACTCTAAGTCAGCCAAGATAAGACCCTTTGTACAAAGATTTATGTACAAAAGATTTGTGAAGAATATGTCTGCAAAGGCAGGAGACCCTATGGGTATTTATCATAAGACTATTATGGCTGATAATCTTAATATAGATTTGAAAGATAATCAGGGTGGTTTTAATTGTGGTAAACCTTCAGGTTGGATAAAAGACTTTCAGGCTTTGCCTGTAGCCACACAAGACTTAATAAAGCAAATCAAACGTGTTCGTGTTATCTTTGGTACTATCGAGTTAGATAAACCAACAGATGAGAGAGGTAACTCTATAGATACAAGTTCCCATCCTTTTATATGGGAGATAGATAATAGAGATGCCTTCAAGACTTTAGGTATTCCTTTTGCTAAGTTGGCACAGATGAAGAAGTTACCTGTTCAGCATAACATATCTTTGAATACGGAAGAAAGAAAGCTACCTAATGGTAATTCTTTTTATCTACCTACAGCTAGTCTTGACTTGATTAATGCTGTCACTCTTGATGACAAAGACCAAGAGATGTTTTCTAATTTCATTGCTTGGATTGAAAACTACAATTCATATATAATTAATGAGTGGGATATGAAAGCAAAGGATGATATCAGTAAAGATGATATGCAAACTGTTGATGAGTTCATAGATATAGATGATGAGGTAGCTTAATGAACCATCCTGCTGAAATGATGATTCATCAATACTTACAAAATGCTAGTAAGGGTGAAACTGCCATGAGTCCTAAGACTATTGAGCAGGTAGCATCCGATATAAAGGATGCATTGAATCGTCAGTTCAACTCTAAGAGGGATAGTACTTTTAGGTTTCGTATGTCTAATATTGGTAGACCCTCTTGTCAGCTATGGTACGAGAAGAATAAACCTGAGACAGCAATACCTAGACCTACTACGTTCGTTATGAATATGATGATAGGGGATATAGTTGAGGCTGTGTTCAAAGCTATTCTTAGGTCAGCTAAAGTAGATTTTGAAGATAGTGATACCGTATCTCTTGACATTGATAAAAATAATACTATATCAGGTACGTATGATTTAGTTATGAATGATGCAGTTGACGATATTAAGTCAGCATCTGATTGGTCATACAAGTATAAGTTTGATTCTTACGAGACTTTACATTCAGGCGATAGCTTTGGTTACGTAGGACAACTCGCAGGTTACGCAAAAGCCTCTAATAAAAAGGCAGGTGGTTGGTGGGTTGTCAACAAAGCTAATGGTCAATTTAAATATGTTCCTGCTTACATAGAGATGAACAAAGAGATTGATAAAATAAAAAAGAATATAAAGTCTGCAGAGTCAGATAAGTTAGTACGATGCTTTGAACCTGAGCCTGAAACTTTTAGAGGTAAACCTACAGGTAACATGGTTTTAAGTAAAAACTGTACATTTTGTTCATACAGACAAGA